AAAAAATAGATGTTTCAGAAATGAAGCTTATGCCTTTAACTGATTTAAACAAAAAGACTATTTTTAAGTTTGTAGAAGATGAAGACGACTATGCTTTTAATGTTTACAAAAACGCAAATAATCATTTATACGGAAGTAAAAAATATGACGCTTCAGAGTTTACAATTCTAGCAGGAGAAGATGAAATAATTGCAGAACCTTTTGCAGCAACAGTAATAAAACCATTAATGACACAATTTCCTGACTTTATAACTCCTGCTATTTATTCTATGAATGAAGACGAAACTTCTGAAGGGTTTGAAAATAGTCCTAGAATTATGTTTAACAATGGGTTAAAATCAACAGGAGCTTCTTATTATATACCTGCTCAAAATGGGGGTACTTCAGCAAATGAAACTGATTTCTTACAATTTAGTCATTTGACTAGTGTTCCTACAGTTACAACAGCAAGAGATTTTCACTTTGGAGAATGTCAGCTAATAGGAGCAGGTGCACCTACAAACAATAATCTATTTAACTTGTATTGGTTGCCTTATTACTCAGAGCTTTACAATCCTGATACTAGGATAATGACTATTAAAGTTAATTTAAGTCCTTCAGATATTAATACTTTTAAGTTCAATGACACCATATTTATCAAGAACAGAACTTTTAGATGTAACAGAATTGACTACAAACCAAACGACTTAGCAACAGTTGAATTTATACTTATACCGTAATGAGCAAAGTAATAACAATACCATACTTATCAGGGTTTGACGTAAAGCCTTCTTTAACGTCTATAACAGGAGTTGTAACCTTTACTGATGGAACAAATGAAATAACACCTAATCAGTTACAATGTGAAGCATACGGATATACCTACAACAAAGCAAATGGAACATGCTCTACATTTAGATTTAACACAAACTTAAACAGAAGCTTTAGCAATATAGGTAATAAATTACAGGGAACAGGAAACACAACTGAAACAGGAACTAATAATACTTATATAATAGGCGAGAACAATACTGTAAAAGGTTTATCAAGAAACAACATAGTAGTAGGAAACAATAACGAAATAGCAAACGGAGTAAACAATGCAAATGTCTATGGTACTTTAGGAGAAGCAACAGCGGATAACTCAATAGTCTTAGGTGGTAACGTAGCATCTGACTTATTAGGTGAAAGACAAAGCATACAAGTAATATACGGAATTCAAACGACAAACGGAACTAATACTGTAAGTTACTTAAACAATACGACTGACCAACTCTTAGCTGTACCTGAAAACGCAGTAATGTATTTTCACGCAGACGTTATAGCTGTAAGAGTAGGCGGAACAGGAACAGGTAATTTAGGTGATTACGCAAGTTTTGTTGAAAGAGGAGTTATAATAAATGAAAGTGGATCACTTAGTATAAACAGAGAACGTGACTCAATCAAAAGTAATGGTACTGTTACAGGGTGGCAGCCAACAGGAATAGTATCAGGAACTAACTTTGCTATGCGAGTAAGAGGAGCAACAGACGTAACAATAGAATGGTGTAGTAACATAACATTTACGCAAATTAAAACAGGAGTAGCACTTTAAAAAATAAAATTATGGCAGAAGAATTAGTAATGAATATAAAAAGTAACATTAAGGGTGTTACTAAAGATACTGAGGATTTAAACAACACTTTATCTGAGCAAAAGAAAATTCTTTTAGAATTACAAAAAGAGGAAATAGCTTTGCAGCAGAAAAGAGCTAATATGACTGCTTATGAAAAGAGTTTGTCAGGAATAGATAAGAAGTTAGAACATATAAATCTTTCTATCAAAGACCAAAAATTAGCTGTAAAAGGATTAACTGATGAACAAAAGGGAGCAGTAAAAGAGCAAAAAGAATACAACAAAGCATCAAAAGAAACTATCGCTGATTTTAGTGTTATGGGTGTTTCTTTGAATAGTGTAAAAAAAGGCTTTAGTCAAATTATACCAACTGCAAAAGCTATGTTCGGCACTATTAGAGCAGGAATTATGTCTACAGGTATAGGGGCTTTAGTTCTTGCAGTAGTAGCTTTAACACAATCTTTTAAGCGTTCAGAAGCAGGGCAAGAGAAATTCCAAAGAATTATGGCAGGAATTGGTGCTGTTACAAATCAGGTTTTAGATTTATTTGCGGACTTAGGTGAAACTATTATTGAAGCCGTTACAAGCCCAATGAAGGCATTAAAAAGTCTAGGAAATGGTATTGTAAAATTCTTTAAAGACCCAATAGGAGCTGCAAAAGATCTAGTTGTAAAAACAACAGTTGCTGTAAAAGAATTTGTAGAAGAAACTAAAAAAGAAATTGAAGCAATTGACCAAGTAACTAAGGCAAGGCAAAAAGCCCATCATATTGATAGACAACTAAAAGTTGAAAGAGCTAAAGCAAATAGAGAAATAAATGACATAAGACTAAAAGCTGAAGATAGAGAAAAATTTAACGCAACAGAAAGAATAGCTTTACTTAGGAAAGCACAAGCTATAGAAGAAAATATAACAGCAAAAGAAATAAGGTCAAAACAACTTCTAGTAGATGCTCTGAAGTTAGAAATGGAACAAAACAAAAATAATATTGAAATAAAGGATAGTTTAGCACAACTACAAGCAGACTTAATTAACCTTGATACTAAAAAATTAAGAAGTCAAAGATTATTACAGACCCAAATCACAACAGCAGTAAACCAAGAAAAAGCACTAAAAGAAGCTGCAAGAGAAAAAGAAATAGAAGATGATATTAATTTTTATAGTCAATTATCTGCAAACATTAAAAAGAAAAAAGAAGAAGATAAAAAAGCAGCAGACGATGAAATAAAATTAAATAAGTTAGTTGAAGATACTAAAAAACAACAGGCGATGCAAGGTTTAGCCTTAATAACTCAAATAGCAGGTGAAGGAAGTAAAATAGGAAAAGCAGCAGCAGTAACTTCAGCTACAATTTCAGGAGTAGAAGGTGTACAAAACGCATTTACAACAGCTTCAAAGTCTCCTATCACAACAGTTATGCCTGCATATCCTTTTATACAAGCAGGATTAGCAGGAGCTTTTAGTGCTATTCAAATCCAAAAGATATTAAGCGGAAGTCCTGCGGGAGGAGGAGGAGGAGGAGGAGTTTCAGCACCTGCAACACCTGCAACACCTGCACCACAAATGATGTCAGGAGCTTTTGACTTATCAGGTGGATTAGAACCTGAACCGACTAGAGCTTACGTTGTAACAGATGAAATGACTAATAGTCAAAATCAATTAGCCAATATTAGAAGAAGAGCTACAATCTAAAATCAAATAAAAATTAATTAAATATATTATATACTATGCCTTGCGAAGAATGTGAAAACGGAAAATATAAATGGGGAAAGACAGGAGATTGTCAATATGACTCAGTTGCAGAATGTGAAGAAGCGAACAAAGACTATTACGAAAAGACTACATCTATTGTTGAGTTAGTAATTTCAGATAATAGTCAAGAACTAGCTATTGATGCTATTAGTTTAGTTACTTCACCTGCAATAGAACAGGACTTTGTTTACTTTGGAAAAGAAAAGAATAACTTAACTTTCGCTAAAGTAGATGAGGAGAAAAGAATGTTAGTTAGCCCTGCACTTATTCCTAACAAGCAAATATTCAGACATAACCCAAACACAGACTCAGATTACTATGTTTACTTTTCAAAAGAAACAGTGCGTAAAGCTTCTGAGTTGTATTTGAAACATAACAACCACCATAAAGCTACATACCAACACCAAGACAGAGTTTCAGGCGTTCTAACAGTTGAGTCTTGGATTAAGGAAGGTGATATGGACAAGTCAAAGTTATACGGTTACGACTTACCTAACGGCACTTGGTTTGTAAAAATGAAAATAGAAAATGATGAGCTTTGGAATAAAATCAAAGGCGGTGAATTAAAAGGATTATCAATCGAAGGTTACTTTACAGACAAGATGGAACAGATGTCAGAAAAAGCTCCAAGTAATGAGGAAATTCTTTCAGCACTAAATGAAATAATTAAGCAAAATCAAACAAAGTAATAGTTTATCTATTATATATTACAAACACTAATAAAACTAAAAAGAATTATGGACATTAAAGAACAAATCTTAGTAGCTCTAGGTCTTAACAAAGAAGAAACAATTAAGTTAGAGTGGCAAGCAAAATCAGAAGACGGAACTATTTTCGTTTCAACAGCTGAAGAATTAGAAGCAGGAGTAGATATTTCAGTATTAACTGAAGATGGAACTACAATTTTATTACCTGTTGGAACTTACAAGACTGACACAGGAGTATCTTTCAGAGTTGAAGAAGAAGGTATTGTTGCTGAAGTTATAGAGTCAGAAACTGAAGAAGTAGTTGAAGAAGAAGAAATGTCTGAAGACTTATCAGAAGAAACAGTATTAGCTGAAGAAGATGAAAAAGAAGACTATGATGAAGAAGCTGACGTTGCTGATTGGAAAGGTATGGAGAAAAGAATTGAAAACTTAGAAATTGCTGTTGCAAAACTTAAAGAAGAAAAAGTAGGCGGTGATGATGAAGTTGAAGAAATGTCTGAAGAAACAGTTGAACCTTCTACAAATCCTAAGTCTATAAAAACTACAGAAGTAGTTGAGTTCTCAGCAGAAGATGAATTAACTAAGTTAAAAGAAGAAAACGAAAAACTTAAGACTGAGTTGGCTTCACAACCTGCTTCAGCTCCTTTAGATGTAAATAAATTCAGTTCAGACAGAAAACCTGTATCTAGAGCAGAATATAACAAACTATCAAAAAGAGAAAAATTCTTACACGATTTAAATAAATAATATAATAACTTAAAAACAAAAAACATGGCTTTTACAACAACTAGCTCGTTTTCGGGCAAAGCAGCGGGATTTTATATTTCGGCAGCACTCAAGCAAGCAAACTCTTTAGATTACTTAACATCTATTGAAAACATCAAGTTCAAATCTAACATCCAAAGGATGGCAGGTTCAGGACTAGTACTTGACGCTACTTGCGACTTTACTGATGCAGGAACTTTAGCACTTACAGAAAAGGTGTTAGAACCTCGTAACCTACAAATCAACTTAGACCTTTGCAAGTCTACATTACTTGACTCTTGGGAAGCGTTACAAATGAGAGCAGGAGCAGGAGCACCACCACCTGCATCTTTTGATGACTATGTAATTTCTTACATGGGTGAAATCATAGCACAACAAACAGAAGAAAGTATTTGGAATGGAGCAGGAGCAACAGGAGATTTTCAAGGCTTTATGAATACTAATGGTTACTTAATGCCAACAGGAGCTAATGCTGACGCAACAGTTACTCAAGACGCAGCTTCAGGAGCATACACAACACTTAACATTATTGCTAACTTACAGGGATTAACTGCAAGTATGGCAACTAACATTTCTGCAGTATTGAGAAAAGATGACTTACACCTTTATATGTCACCTAAAACTTACGCTATTTATATTTCAGCAGTATCTACTTTAGGATATGTAAATGCTTACAATATGAACGGAGACTATGTTCCTGTATTTGAAGGGTACAAAATCGCTGTGTGTAACGGAATGTTAGACAATCAAGTAATTGCGGCAGAGAAGTCAAACTTATTCTTTGGAACTGACCTTTTAAGTGACGCTACTAGAATTACTTTGATGGACATGGCACAGCTTGACGGAAGTGACAATATGAGATTAGTTGCTCGTTACTCAGCAGGAGTTCAGTCAGGAGTTGGAGCTGACATAGTAAGACAATCATAATAAAATAAATAATACGGAAGGAGGGGGTAAAACCCTTCCTCCCTTAACCTAAAAAAATAAAATAAAATGGCTTGTACAGCACTAACAAAAGGTAGGGGACTTGACTGTAATAGAATCAGTGGAGGAGTAAAGAAAATATTTTTTTCTGTATTTGATGAGGACGTTTCTTACACTTATGACGCAACACACCCTTTAGAAATTGACGCAATAGATTGGAACGGAACTACTATATTTGAATACGTTATGCCGCTTGGTGTTTCTAGTATTACAGATACTATTACAGGTAGTCGTGAAAACGGGACTATTTTCTATACTCCAACTTGTAATATTATGCTAAATAAACTTACTAAAGCAGATCAAAATGAAATTAAGCTTTTAGGAAAATCTAAAGTAAGAATTTTTGCAGAATTAAACCAACAATTAGCTAACGGACACAATGTATTTATTGCATTGGGAATGTCTAACGGAATGGAACTTAACGCAGGTACTATGGATAGTGGTGCTGCATTTGGTGACAGAAACGGATATACTCTTACATTTGATGGATTAGAGCCTATTCCTTTTGCTTTCTTAGAAGATTACACAACAACTCCATGGGATCAAAGTGGATTTATTAATGAAGCAGGAACTTTCCCTACTACATCTTAATTAGTTTTCTTATATATTCTTGATTGAGGTGGGCTTAGGCTCACCTTTTTCTTTTTATTACTAACTCAATACAAATAAATTCATAGTTTTTCTATTATATAACAGACAAACTAACTATGATACAAGCAATAACAGAAACAAACTTAGAGATAAATATACAAACTGAGGATAATCGTATAGATACTTCTGTAGCTTCTACTCAAATAAGACATTTGTTTAAGTTCACAAATGATATGGATAAGTCAGTGCTATATGCTTACGCTTTTATTGAAAATATAAAAGCAAGATTTACAGAAGCTGTATTTGTTTATCAAATAACTCCAAATTTATATGCAGGTCAGATTAAATTTTTACCTTCAGGATATTGGAAGTATGAAGTTTACGAAGTTAGTTGGATAGGAACAGTAACTATAAGTTCAGGAAATGCACCTGCAACAGAAGATGATGTTTTAACTCCTGCTGCTAATACAAAAGGAGTAGTTCAGGGCTTAGTTACTAAAGGTAAAATGAATGTATCAGAAAAAGACGGAACTCAGCAAGTTCAGTACACACAAAGAGAAGCACCGACAGAAACAAATTATATATATTACGGACAATAAAATAAAAAAAAATGGCAATAGAAAACTTACAACAATTATTAACTGAGCAACTAGGAAAACATAGATGTGATGTTATTACAACAACAGCGATGACAAGTAAAGATTATTATGCAATTCACTTTGTTACTGAAAGTGTAATAGCTTCAATAGCAGCTACTAATATTCAAACAGGTACAGGTTCAGCAGCAGCTAGTCTTCATACGACTATAAGTGCGGGAACGACTTTATTTCTTCAATGTACAGCTATCACTTTGACAAGTGGTTTAGCTATTTGTTATTACGACCAAGTTATATAATGTTAGCACTTAAACAAGCATTAAGTTTAGTAAGCACTAACACGTTAGGCGGTTGGCAGCCTTCTGATGAAGCAAATCTTAAAGCGTGGTACAAATTTCAAACAGGGATTACATTAAATGGTTCTGATGTTTCTAGGTGGGCTGATAGTTCTGAAAATAGTTTTGATATGGTTCAAGCTACAGAAAGCGAACAACCTGCTTATAATGCAGGAGCTATAGACTTTGACGCTTCAGCTACTCAAAATTTAGGTTCAGCTAGTGATATTGTTTTAAGTACTACTTTTACAATAGGAATAAGATTAAACCCTGACCTAAATAATGTGATTGTTTTAGGTGATAATACCGCAGGGCAAAACGAATTTATAAAAATAACTAACAGCACAAAGTTAAGAATGAAAATTGACAATACTACAGCTGATATTACTGTTAATGATGGAGACTTAGCTGACGACAATTATTTAGTTATTACAAGAACCGCATCAAACAAAGTGTCACTTTTCATTAATGGGGTAGTTCAAACTGATACTGAAACTTTAGCAGGAACTGCAAATATGGATGCAATAGGTGTAAAAGCAACAGACGCTAATCCTTATGATGGAACTATTAGCGAAATACAAATATATGACAAAGAAAGCACAGAACTTACAGCTAATGTAAATACTTATTTATCAAACTTATAAAATGGAAAATATACTTAGTATAAACTTAGAAACATCAACAGCTCCTGTAGTACAAGAAGTAAGAGGTCGTGATTACATAGAATACGGAACGGAAGATTGGAAAAACCTTTACCCACAGTTCTTAATTGACCTTTATTATTCAAGTTCTACACACGCTGCAATTATTAATCAGACAGCCGAAATAATAGCAGGCGAGGACTTGGTTGCAGAAGAAGAAGATGCTATAAATTTAGAAACTTATGTTAAATTAAAGAAGTTTTTAAGACACGCAAATTCAAATGAAAGTTTACACCAAGTAATAAAAAAAGTTGCTTTTGACTTTAAGCTTCAGGGGGCTTACGC